CAAATGCTTTTTCTAATTCTCTTTGATTTGTTTCGGCATAATCATCTCTTTTTTGTTCCTCGGCAGTTTCTTGTTTTAATTCTTCTCGTTTTTTTTCTTGCTCTGCCATTTTTTCTATTTTATGGAATTGTTCTTGTAAAGAATCTAAACTGTGGGCGGAAATCTTACCCAATAGTTCTCCCCCCTCTTCTGTTTTTAATGTTGTTTCTAAATACATATTTATAGTTTATCAGATAGAATCTAATTGTCAAGTTATAATGTGGGCGGAACATAGATTAGTTTACTTGTCAATACAATCTCCTTCCGAATCAAAAGTTATCAATTTTTCCCACTCACATATCTCAGATGATGTCCTCATTATTGTTTCAGCAAACTCATCTATGCTCTCAAAGGAAGAAGGATAATGATAATCCCAAATTATAGTGTTGCCCAATTTCTTGGAGTAATATTCTGCTTGCAACCAATAATCATCTCCACTCCAACTGCCACGAACTTCTAAACAAAAATTAATATTTTCATTTTCTTCAAGAATATTAGCTAACTTAGAGATGTCTTCCCTGTCTGTTAAATCTAAACACAAATCTCTCACTTCTTTTTCTATTTTTGGGATAATTGGTTTGTAACCCTCTTTATTTTTTGTTTTCATAATCATAATAAATATAATTTATAATTAACTTTTAAGATTGCTTAAGATTTCTTATTCTATCTTCTTCTACATATTCCTTATAGGTTTTGGCTTGTGGTTCACCCAATTTATTTATTTTGTGATTGAATTTCAAAGACATATCAGGTTCATAAATTGTTCTATCTTTTGATAACACTTTTTCTCCTTGTCGGGGCAAACTTCTAACATCTTTTATATGATAACTAACTAATTGTGTGCTAATAGAAAATATCTTTGATAATTCTCCAACAGTGAATCTCCTCAAATATAATCTTTTAATCTCATTTTTCTGGGCAGAGTTTAATTTACCGCATCCTATTATCTCTTGCATAATAAAATGAATTATCTATTTAATGCAAGGCATCACCAATGCCACTACATTTTGTCCGTTAAAATCGGCTTTTGCCACAATTGGTTTGCTCTCATCTCTAATTTCTAAATCAATATAATTTCTTCCGTTCTTAATCCAAAAATCCAAAACTTTTTTAAGATATTTAACATTCACCCTCACTGTTACTTTTGGTTCTGTCTTTGGAATAATCTGGTCTGTCTCGGGATATTTACCGTCCACAACTTTTGTCTTGACAGAATTTGCTATTTCTAAATCAGTTGTAATAAATTCTGCATCATTTTCACTTGCTCTCACAAAGGCAACATTTTCAATTATTGGCAATTTTGAATTCTTTGGAATATTACTTACCATCTTTTTTACAGCATTGGCTGGGATAATAATATCTTTTGTCATCTCTTCAAACTTAACATCTGGTATAGAAGGATAATCCACTCTATCAACTTTGGGAGTTTCCACTTCTATTAAAACAAAACTATCTGTTGCTATGGTTTTATTTTTTGTAAATAGAACCGAAGACAATTCTGGTCTTACAGAATCTTTACTACAAAAATCTGTAATTGATAGATTTAATTTATTATATAACATATATTTTTATCTTAACTCACTAATAAAATCCTTTTATTTTATTTCAACTCTGAAATAAAATCCTCTAATTCATCTTTATCTTCATCTTCTAAACTATCGTAAAACTCTTGCCCCTCATCTTCCAAACAAATCCAACTATCTTCATCACTGCACGAGTTAGATTCAGAGAACCAAGTTTTAGATATTTCTAATTCTGTTCCATCTACATCTAACACAAAGTATTTGGTTATGGAACGATTTGTTGTATCTACACTTATTGTTTTTATTTTCATAATAAGTTAATCTGTTAAAATAATAATATACATACGACTATGTTTATAGTTTATCAAAGGATATATTTATGTCAAGAGTGGATAACTCTATAATACAATGTGGGCGGATTGTCAAGTATGTGTAGTTTTGGATTATCCAAAAGAAAAAACTTTCTTCCTATTTAGGAATAAAGAAAAACCACCACACCCTTTCGGTTAAGTGATGGTCTAACTTCGGGACGAGTTTAAATCTCCGCCCCAACGAAACTATCAAAGTGTATTATACATAAAGTGAATTAAGATGCAAGCAAGTTCTCCATCGCGGATTCATACTGAAAGTAATCCTCCTGAATCTTTTGTTTGTATTCATCAGAGAGAATGATTTTGTTTTTATCCTCATAAAATAAACTGCCACATTTAGGGCAAAACTTCCACTCAGAATAATAATAACTTTTCTTAATAAGTTTGATAGGCAATAGAAAGGAATCATTATTATGACCTTTGTATTTTCTTAATTCCAAAAGACCACCACAATTGCTACAAGGTATATTGGTTGGTATAATGTTTATATATTTTTGTGTTTTAGTTTTATTCATAAATATATATTTTAGTTTAAGTATCTTTTGTTTAACTTTGTAATACTTTTAGTTATTCCCTTTAGATTACTGTTTCTATCCTCTCTATAATTATAGATTCCCCTGCTATCATTAATAAGATATACAGTGGTGAGGTATTCAATTGTCTGATATATAATAAGTTAAGTTTAATTCTTCCGTTTATACCAATTTAATGGTGGCTTCGGGTTGCATTCCTTATATTCTCTGTGCCGTTGCTTTGCTCAAGCCCTTGTTATATTATATTTTCTGTTCTTTATATTCCCTTTGAGTTACGACCATTTGAGCTGGACGCCCTCTTCTAAGTTATTTTTGAGTAGCACTTAGATAAATCCTCACTACTATTATTGTGTATAAAACAAAAAGGCACTCGGCAAAATTGCATGAGTGCTGAGTGCTTTTTTGTTCACTATTATCTCTCATGCACAATAATAATGAAACTTATTTAGTTTTACTAAAACTATCCTATCATATAACGATATAAAAGTCAAGTATTTTTATAGTATAACACAGTTCTTATTATTTGTCAAGTGCTAAGCCTAAAATAAAAAGGCGTAAAATACATTCCGCCCCCATTCTCCATTATTTAATATATTTGCGTTGTTCAGTAATTTGCTAATCCGCACCCCGTCTAACTCTGAAAATCAGCATTTCTTTTCTCTCATTTTTCAATCAATTACACCACCATTTTTGCCCCCCTGTCAAGTATAGAAAAAAGTCTATTTTTCCCTAATTTTTGAGCCCCAAAACTGCCCCAGAATGAAAGAAAATCTCAGGGTGGTGTATTGTATCCTTTTCCCTTTTTTTTCGCCTTAAATCGCAAATTTCAAAAAACGACCTCTAAAATATCCTTATTTATAGCCCTCGGATAATCCAAAAAAACGCCCTTTTGTTTTTCCTCCCTCCCTAAAATAGATAGATTCAAAGTTATTCTAATGATAGCATATTATTGACAAAAAGTCAAGTAAATGGGACAATAAAAAAACCACAAAATAATAAATAGTATATATTTTGTGGCTTTATGCGTTTTTGGGAGCGTCTGGCACCCCGTTTATTGCTTTTTGCCTCTTCTTTGTTTTTTATTCCAATCATCCCAGGGAATCCTTAAAATATCCGTTGTGTATCTATCATAATCAATCCGTAATCTGTAAAGTCCATTGATAAGTTTAGTGTTGATTGATACCCAGGCAATTGTCTGTTTTTTCTCGTCTGTGATTTTTATTGCGATTTTTTCATTTCCGCCTTGCCCTTTGCTCGCCCTTTCGCTTTCTACTTTTGCGTACAGTTTCATAGCCATTCATCAATCATGTAATAATCAGCGACTAAATCTAATTCGGCTTGTGATAACTCAACCTCTTCATAGCATCCCCAATCTTCCCAGTAATAAACGCCCCCAGTAATACCAGAACCATCAGCAGTAAACTTAAAACCATCACCATCGCCCCCCGTTGATAATTGAATCTTGATAACTTTCTCAATGCTAATGCCTAACGGCTCCCGATAATTCTCACTTTCATTATCGCTTTCAATCTTTCCACTCTCCATTTCCGCCCCTACCTTCTTAATATCCTTCATCTCGTCATTTTTACGATATAAAGCATATGCTCGCAAACTTTCAGGCGTTGCGTGTCCTTTAATGTTCGGATTTTCCATATAAATTGAAACAAATCTTATTTTTTCAATTTGTTTCTTATTAAATTGTCAAATAACTAATAAATTAAATGGAGTCAAAACGACATTTTGCCCCCTTTTGGCGTGCTTACTATTCTAACACCCTCTTTATTGCCCCCGATTCAATAAATCAGGGACAAAAACAAAATGCTAAACTTCTTTGTTCCTGTTCATTTCTGCCCCCTCATTTTCTGGCAAAAAATCCCCCTCATTTACTCTGTCCAGTGCTTCTTGTTCGTTTTCTGCTTTGATTGTTACACTGTGCCTTTCGTCCCAAGTAACCACAAATGTTTTTTTATTCATAATTGTATTAAGATAGTTTTTATATTCTTCAATAATTCTCAGTCTGTCCTGCTGGTGTTCCTTGTCAATATCATAGCCACCATCAGCCTTTAACTGCTTTATCGTTTTTTGCAACTCTTTTACCTGTGTTTTAACTGGTAATTCTTGTAATTTTTCTAAATATGTTTTCATAATCTATGTTATTGCTATTTTATAAAGTGTCCTGATTCCGTTTTTGTCTTGTATTTCAATCATTATTTTATCATAATCCAGTGAGATATTTTTTCCTTCAATAATCTTGTCAAGGACTCTCCCCCCGTCATCTTTCCATTTTGTCTGATTGATAATTTCATAGAGTGCTTCGATTAACTTTTGTTTTCTTGTTTTGTTCATAATTAAATTAAACTACTAACTAATAAAATAACCGACCGATAATGATTCGACAACATATCAGTCCCGCCCCCGCCTAACGCATAATGGACAAGGCAAAACACCAACCCTGCTAACCATATAACAAACAATAAACTTAACACCTCAACTACTGCACCTATTTTTGTTTTCATAACTTTTAATAAATTAAAGGACGGGACAACCCCGCCCCTGTTAATAATTACAACCTCATCATCACGTCTTCCAAACCTGATAACCGCGGTTCCTCGTTTTGCAATTCATCCTGTAAACAATTGTCTTCGTAGTCTTTTTGAGCACAATCGCAACAGCAGAATCTATCGTCACCGCTCCACCCGCCATCTGTTATCTCTTTATCGCAAAACAAACATTTTTTTGTTTTCATTGTTTTATTCTTTTTAATTTATAAACTTATATATTTAACATTTTCACAATTTCCCTTTTTCTAAAACTGAATGCTTTGCCATCCGCTTCAACCGTGTAACTCCCATCTTGTATTTTTGTGATAATTCCATTAAGTTTAGAAAAATAATAATTGACTTTCACTTTATCACCGATGTTTATTTTTTTCATAACTTTTTTATAAACTACTTAATTATTAAATGACCTTTATTGCTTGCAATTATATCAGCGCCAGAGTATAATGCAAGCGTTTACGGTGTAAACTGTGGATAAGTTTCAGACACAACATAAAATAACAAATCTGTCAAATACAACTCTTTGGATTATCCAAATAACCAAGCGGAGGCGATAAATCCTGTTAAATCTCCATTTTTCGCCCCAGAACGTAAATCTGCCCACAAACCAAATATCCAACACAATACACCTATACAGAATATAAACCCGTTACAACTCAATTTCAAGCCACAAATATCAATAAACATTGAAAAATAACACCATATCAATCAAAATCCCGCCCACCGACTATAAAAACCTCTATATAAAGCACAAAGTAGAATAACACTTATAAGACAAACACCAAACAATACCTATTATAAGAGTAGTGGGTATATACTCATAACCCTATAATGGTATAGAATATACATAAAATAGAGAAATGATTCAATCAACCCCGTGCTATGTATGTACATCCCTCCCCCTCAACCCTTCCAAAAGGATTCCCCCCAAGTGTTTTCTTTCAATAGCATCACTTGACATTATAATCAATCTATGGTATTAACACAAATAACTAAATTTGTCAATATCAACAGGGGGGGGCGTATGGGGACCATTTGTCTTATATTAATATATATACCCCCACCAAATTTTATACTATTCTACTATAATGTAATACAATATATATAATAAGAATATCCCTTGACTTTTAAACTAAAGTATGATAAAGTAGTAATACTTTGAAAACTCTATCGATAGAACAAAAGACTGGTTTATTTATGATGCTTGAAAAGAAAGACCTTTATAAGGTCGGACTTGAGTATGAGTTTGATAAACACTATAAGGATGCTAAAGCCGTAAAGGGGGCGGTTTATCGTATTTATAGTGATGTTAAGAATCACCCCGATAAATATGGTATTCAACCTATTACTTATAATAAAGTTGTGAATGCTATGTCTTCTAGGTCTATACAAGGAAAGGCGGTTGACCAAAAGGTTAGTTTGAGAGAAGAGTTAGAAGATTTTGATATAAAGAAGATGGTGTTGTCTAATAGAGATAAGGCGGCACTTTTGGTAAGTAGGAAATTAGATAGTATTGGTAAGAGTAAGAAGAAGTTAGATGCTATATCTTTACCTCAATTATCTTTAACTCTTTGTCAGTTGTTTGATAAAGGACAGATAGTTCAGGGTGAGGCTACTGAACATATAGCACATCTTGCTAAGATTGAAGAAGGATTAAGTGCTAAAGATTTATTAGAAGCTGTTATTACACAGAGGGAATCTACAATAATTAAGAAGAATAAGTAGATTCTTCTTAATCCTATTATTAAGAAGAATAAATAGATTCTTCTTAATCCTATTATTAAGAAGAATAAATAAAATCGACCAAAAAAGAAGTGAAGAAGAATTTTGATGTTTTTAAGAAAGAATGTCTTTATTGGCAAAAGAAGTTAGAGTTGGGTAATTATGATATAGAAATTAAACTTGGCACGGATAAGGATTTCTTTTCTGCTTGGTGTTCTATATATGCAGATTATAATGCTATTGTTTGGATGGATGAAACTTATAAGTTTTCTTCTTTACAAGAAGTAAAAGATGCTGCTAAACATGAAATGGTGCATATACTAGTTGGGAGATTAGTAGATAATGCCCGTGCCCGATATATAAATAAAAATGAAATAGATGAAGCCTTAGAGGAACTTGTAAGAAAATTAACTAAACTAATATGACAACTGAGTTGGATAAAGAAAATACAGCATTAGCTGTTGAAGAATCAAGACTTACTGTCTTAAAGAAGAAAGAAATGCTCCGTAGAGAGAGAGTCTTTAAGGAGTATTTGGAATCTGACGTCTATCGGGATAAGATAGAGATTAGAGCCAAGATATTTGATGCTTGTCAGGATAATAGGAGAGAGTTCATTCTTTCAAGAGGAAGGGTGTATCAATTATGTTCGGGGCAAGGTATTCAGAATCCCACTAATAATGATTTGGCGGAAGCATGTATCTTTTTTATAGAGAACTTTGGTTGGACTTTCTCACCCAAGACTGACCCTAAACATTTACCTTTTATTCTATTTGATTTTCAGAAGAAGATGATTAAATGGTTAATTGATAAGATAGAGAAAGGAGAGGATGGTTTCTTGGAAAAGTCAAGGGAAATGGGTGCCTCATGGATTGTATTTGTGTATGTATCTTTGTGGTATTGGTTATTCAGAGATGGGGCGAATATTCTATTAGGTTCTTATAAGGAAATGTTGGTAGATGATAAAACTTCAGACAGTTTATTTGGTAAGATAGATTATGCTTTAGAAGCAATGCCTAAATGGTTGATGCCCAGAAAGTTTAATCCAAATAAGCATAGAACTAAATTAAGGTTAATGAACCCAGAAAATGGTAATTTAATATCAGGAGATACAATGAACCAAAACTTTGGTAGGGGTTCTCGTAAGACTGCTATTATGTTTGATGAGTTAGGATTTTGGGACTATGCGAAAGATGCTTGGGAGGGTGCGGCAGATTCAACTAACTGTCGGATAGCCAACAGTACGCCATGCGGGTATAATTTCTATGCTATGTTAAGAGAGTCTGGAATTGACATCCATACAATGCATTGGCAAGACCACCCTTTCAAAGATAATGAATGGTATGAGTATGAGAAGGAAAGAAGAACAGAAGAGTCTTTGGCTCAAGAGGTGGATATATCCTATTTGAAATCTCTCGAGGGTAGGGTATATCCTGATTGGAATGAAGAGTTTGTTGAACAGGGTAAATTTGAATATGATTATAATCTACCATTATATGTTGGGTGGGACTTTGGTTTTGATGATGATACTGCTATAATTTGGGCACAACCTAATAAAGGTAAATTAAGAATTATAGATACTTATAGAAATAATTATAAATTGATAGATTTCTATATTCCTTTTGTTACAGGTATTACTCCATCAGATGCTATTAAGTATAGTTCTAAAGATTTAGCGAAGATTGCTTCACATAAAACTTGGAAGAAAGGTGTTCATTTCGGCGACCCAGCAGGGAGATTTGGTAATCAAGTAGTAAATACAACAGTAGTAGAAGAGTTAAGAAATAGCGGTATAGAGATAAACTTCAAAGATGCTTGGAAACACTTTGATAGAAGAAAGACTGCTTTAAGATTGCTTATAAGAAATGGTATAGAATTAAATATGAACTCTGATACCAAATACTTTAATCTATGTATGATTAACTCTGCCTATCCGAAAGTTAAACAACATGGAGTAGATGAGGTTAGGTCAATTAAACCACTACATAATTGGTCTTCGCATTATAGGTCGGCAGCTGAATACATGTCCCTTGGTTTATCAGAACTCCGCCCCACCAAAAGAACTATTAAAGATAAGATTAAACCACGGGGTAGGGGAAGTGTAAGATATTAAAATATGATATTTAGAGATGCATACTCAAACGAGGGGAGTCTATGGTTTAGAAGACTTCTAAAAGATTGTAAAAAAATAAGTTCACATATAAGAGTGAAACGTATTAAGAATGGATTTTTTAGAATTTATTATAAACAAGCATATATACATGAGATTTATAAAGAAGCACCAATGATAGGATATACTATGGATAGTCTTGACCCTAGATTTGAATCTAAAAAGTTTTGGGAAAGTAAAGAAGACCGTGCCGATTTAACCCGACAAGTAAAGAATTATATAGAGGGATATTGGGATTCACTGGATAGGATAAGAACTCGTATGTATATGTTTAGAAATAATTATGAGTTTTATAAAACAGCAGTAGATGGATATAAGACGCTTGTTATAAAATAACACTTGACAAATTAAATCATATATGATATGATTAAAACAAATTTATGTCTAAAGTTAAAAAAGTTTTGAAGGAGTTTGTGCCAAAGGAATTGGAATATGATTATGAACCCACCGATGTAGAAAGGGTGGTTATTAATGATGTATTTGCTCGCTTCACAAATGCGGAGAGTGTGAGAAATGCATCTTATCAATATCTTGATGGTAGAAATATAATTACATATATAAATGATTCCGTTAGAAGATTTACCACTAACATAGATGAACGGGATTATATTGAAGATTGGCAGGCAAGAGTGCATGTCCAAACAACAAGGAGTAAAACACTTGCTATTTTAGGTAAGTTGGTTTCTGTGCTCCCTATTGCAGAGTTTAAAGGAAGAGGTGAGGAAGATGTTAGAAAAGGGGTGCTTATTACAAATTTATATGAATACGCCGAAGAAGTAGATGATTATGAAGAGTTTATGACCTTTATGCTTTTGGAGGCTATTGTTAAAGGCACAGCTATTGGTTATGAGGGTTCTGAAGTTAAGACACGGAAAATAAGAAATGTCAAGGGTGTTAATGATGATATTACTATCCAAGAAGTAAAAGAGAAGAAAACAACACTTCCTGGTAAGATTATTCCTTTGGAAGATTTTTACCCTTCCTCAGTTGGAGTGAGAAAAATTAAAGATATGCCTTTCTGTTTTTGGAGAAGTGAAATATCTTATGAAGAATTTATACAGAACTGGTCAATGTATAAACGACATACATTAGTCTGCCCGCATTCTTCACAATTTAATTCAGAAGAGAAACAACCTTTTTATAGAGATTATATAAGTAATCTTACTAATGATGGTAATGTTGAGATATTGAGATATTATGATAGAGAGAATGACCAATATGTAATAATGGCAAATGGTATTTGGTTGAATCCATTAAAAGATAAGGAAGGAGAATTTATAGTTAGTCCTTTACCTTTTAATCATAAAGAACTTCCTTTCTGGGATATTAAGTTTGATTTCTTTGGGGCAGATTTCTTTTATGGGAAATCTTTACCAGACAGACTTAAATCAATGCAAGATGTGTTGAATGTTCTTACTAATATGTCATTAGACCAATCTTTCCTAACCATATTCCCACCAATTCTTACGGCAGGATTTGATGATATTGAAGATGACTATTTGCGACCAGGGAGAAGGATACCAGTAGATACAGGTGTATTACCTTTGAATCAATCCTTTATGAAGTTAGACCCTGGCACACCGTCAGGCTGGCACCAATTTATATTAAACTATACAAGAGATTTGATGGAAGAGGCATCTGTTGATAAAGTTCAACAAGGTATGGCTGGTGGCGGAGATAGAACTACTGCAAGAGAGATAGGTGTTGCCGCAGAAGGAGTAAGTGCTGTGTTAGGTTTATTTGGGAGAATGGTAAATTCAGGTCTTAAAAGAAAAGCATATCTTAAGGGAGCAAATATACTTCAATTCTGGACAGACCCTAATAATCCAATGATAGTTAAACTTGGGGGCACAACTGGTAAGGAAGACTTAAAGAAAGCATTTAATACTATCCAAATAGATAATACAGTTCTTACAGATGGACAGAGAGGATTAAAGATAATTGAGTTTTACAAAGACAAGAAATCTATCCCAAACAAAACAGAAATTAAAGTTCGTTCTAAACTTGCTAAATTAGAAAGAAATAAAGAAGTAGAGATATTTGCTGTCCCACCAGAGTATCTACGAGATTATTTGTATGATATTACAATGGTTATGAATCCAAAGAGTGCGGGTTCAAAAGATTTGGATAAAGCTATGCAACTTGAAAAGGTAAGAGTATATTTAAGTTTCTTCCCTGAATTAGTTGATAAAGTAGAGTTGGCAGCACAGACAGCAGAGAAAATGGGAGATGACCCAACCAAGATATTAAAACCAGATGTATTAAATCCTCAACCTATGGAAGAAAATAACGAATTAGATAGTGGAATAAGCCAACAGCCAACAGAGAATGTGGCTAATAATATGATAAGGAGTGCTCGTGGGGGTGAGGGTGCGGCACAAATGGCACAAATTCAAGGTGCGATGCAAGGATAGAAATATATGATATTAAAAAAAATACCAACAGAAGAATTAGAACAAGAACTATTAGAGAGAATAGGAGATTTTGATAATCATATCATTGACCCCAAAGCAGAACAGTTGGTCTTAAAAGAATTAAGAAAAGTTGAAGGATTGAGTAATTATTTACAAGGTTTACTTGTCAAAGAAGTTATTAGAGGATTTGTTGTTGATACAGATAAACAAAGGTGGCACGCAAAAGGGGCACATAATACAATATTTAGATTACAACAAAAATTAAGAAAGCCTAAAAAGAAAGCAAGCAAAACTAAAATGGAGAATAAAAGATATGCATAATTTTTGATTATGCTGATATGCATAACTTGACATTTTGATAGAGATATGATATACTAACAAAAGGTGCTAACGTTGATATATACACGAGTTGTGTGTGTAGGGAGTATCGGTCGATATACTCCTTACACAGACCATTTGTGGAGATAAGTTATCTTAACATTGGTTACATAAGTTTGCAAACTTAGGTGGACTCAACCACCAAAAAACTACGTGGGCTCAACCACGATATAAAAAGGGAAGTTTTTATTAAAAAGGGAAGTAATCATAAACTATTATGGAAACACCTGAAAAGGTAGAGAAGGTAGATGAGAATACCATTACTCTTTCGAAAGAAGAGCATAAAAAATTAGTTGAAGAAAAAGCTAGTTTATCTCAAGACAAAAGTAATCTTGTCAATGAAATCAAAGAGATTCGTGAGAAGAAATCATTATCAGAAGAACAAGTAAAGGAACTTACTTCAAAAGTTGAGGAACTTAAATCTATGGCGGGAGATAATTCCAACATAGACGTTAAGGAACTTGCTGAGAAGACTGTTAAGGAATTTTACAAAAAGCAACAAACTGAAGCACGTGAAAGTGCAAAGCAGGATGCTATGAGTAAATTCTTATCAGATAATCCTGAATTTTCTCCTGAAAATGATGAATTGGGACTAAAGAAATCCGCCTTTGAAAAGAAATTAGGTAAATTTAATTTATCTAACCTTTCCAAAGAAGAGGACTTTATATCAGTTTACAACGATGCTCTTAGTTTAATGGGTAGTAAAAAAGTAGTTGAAGATAATAGTAATCCTATGGATATACAACCATCTTCAAATGCTAATCCTGCTGAAGCAAAAATTGATTCTCTCAATGCCAAAGAACTTAAAGTTATTGACCAGTTCATGGGCGGCGACAAAGAAGCATTTTTGAAGAAGAAGGCTAAACATCCAGATTTTATTGATTCTTTGATGACTTCTGTCAAATAATTATTAATTTAATTCAAAGAAAATAATGTCTTTTACATTACACGGAAGTTTAGACACACATGGTGCTCCTATTCTTAAGCGTGAAATCATAACCAACTCTCAAGAAACGACAGAAATGGATTCAGAGAAATTGGCGTCAGGTTTTGCTGCTTCAGGAACAGCGGGAGTAAATGTCTTTGGTCATGTTGTTTCAATAGCAACTGCTAAAGGTATGGGTGTGGAGTCTACGGGTGTTGCTGGTGCTGCTATAGGTTCTTTTGCGGGAACTTTCACAGCTGCTTCTGACAACCAAACAGTAGCTAAAGTAGTTGCTGTGTGCGATGTTTCACAATACACGTTATATTCTGCTGAAACTGATGATACAATCGGAAGCACGACAGGGTCAGACCTATCTGGTTACCGAATGGATTTGGTAGATGAAGATACACTAGATGAATCTTCAGCCGCTACAACCACAGCACAATATGGAACTTGGGGTCTTGACCCTAATAATTCCGCACGAGCGATTGTGAATATCTTTGAATCAACTGTCTTTACAGCATAAATATTATGGTAGAAAATAGAGCAAAATGGGGAGGTTTAATCCCTGATACAGGTCTAAAATTCCTTGAAGTCTATGACCAAGGGGATGACCTTTATACTCCAGGAATATTCAATGTGTTGAACAAAGCAACAGGTGATGTCGCACAAAAGAATTTTACTGGAAAAACTGGATTTGGTGAAGTTAAAGAGTTTGCTGAAGGAGATAATATTCCTGAAGCATCTCGATACAAAACTTATACTACACAACCTGCGTATAAAAACTATGGTTTGTCAGTATCGGTTACAGCTAACCAAATTGCAGATAGAGATTTCGGCACGGAATTGAATGAGATGAAAGACCATTCACGAAGTATCAACTATGGTGTTGATAAATCTGGTATGCAGTTGTATAATGGTGGTTTTGCCACAACTACATCTGTAAACGGATATACCATGACTTGGTATGGAGATGGTGTTCCTCAGTATTCAACTATCCACCCAACTGTCGTTCCTGGCGAAAGCACACAATCTAATGCTAGTTCAACTGGTATTACTTTGGGGCACGACAATTACGAAACAGGTCGATTAGCACTTAACCTACAAACGACTGACAATGGTATGGCTATGGCATTTGCTGGTAAATTGCAATTGATTGTTCCTTTGGCTTTAGAGAAAAAAGCAAAAGAAACTCTTGATTCTGATTTGACACCAGAAGATGCTAATAACTCCATTAACGTTTTCAAAGGTTCAACTGATATTGTTTCCGCTATGTTCCTAGATTCAGGAAATGGTGGTTCTAATACAGCATGGTTCTTGCAAAATGCGGGTGACCACAAACTTTATCATGACACACGTCAAGAAAAAGCTTTGAACCAAGATGTAGATATTAAGTCTAAAACGGTTACTTATACGATTGACGCACGTTGGATGAACTACTCAAAAGAGTGGAGAGCAACGTGGGCATCGAAAGGAGATTTAGCCACATATAGTTCTTAATTGAAACAGTTTGCATACTCTGAGCAAAGGTATGCCTCGCACAATTTAATCTCTCTTCTCCGAGGTTAAAAATCAAGAGTAATGAGAAGAAACTTAAGTAAGAAAAATTCGACACTCTCCGAAAGGATATTCCACGAATGTTTGAAAGAAATGCATATTCCTTTCAAGCACCGTTGGATTATCCAAGGAAGAGAAATAGATTTCATTGTGGGGGATTATGCTATTGAATTAGATGGGCATAACCAAGACCCTATAAAGAATCACATGTTATTAAAGGAAGGATATACTCCTATACATTTTAATAACAAAGAGATTATAACTAATAAACAATTAATAAAATTATGTCTGGAACAAATTTTTTTACAGAAACAGTAAATGCAGATGGAAATACTGAATATGTTGCTTTAACAGACAAAAGTGGGAATCCTACTTTTGTTAGAGGAACTACTGTGCCAACAACAGGTACTTATGCAAAGGGTTGCATCTTTATAAAAACAGATGCTTCAGAAGGAACAAAAGCAATTTATGAGAATCAAGGAACAACGGCTACACCGTCTTTCAACTTAGTTGGAGAGATAACAGCTGGTGAAATTACACTAGCAGAAGGTAATGCTTTGATAGGTAATTCATCTGGTGTTGGTGTTGCTCTTGATATTGGAGCAACTGATGCTGGTATTGCTATCGGTAATGGAACAACCGCAACTATTGCTACTTTATCAGGTGATATTACTATGACGAATGCGGGGGTAACTACAATCGGTGCTAAGAAAGTAGTAACTGCTGATATCGCAGATGCTGCTGTTACACAAGCACAGATGAAAACTAAGGCAGTCGTAGCGTTAAGTGATGCAGATGCAACATTAACAGCGACACAGATGATTGATAGTGGAATTTTCACAATCACACCCACTGTCACACGAACATTAACAACTGATACTGCTACTAATATAATTGCGGGTCTTGCTGACCAACAAGTAGGGACTTGGTTTGATATAACAATCCAATGTTTAGCTGCTTATGCAGTAACTCTTGCGGGAGGAACAGGTGTATCTCTTTCGGGTAGTGCTGTGGTTAATAATGTATCAGGAACATGGAAGTGTAGAATTGACAGTGCAACAGAATTGACAATCTACAGAACTTAAATAGTTTAGCGAGTACTATAAAACTCGCTGCCCACAAAGGCTTTATTAATTAAAAAATTAAAATAATGATTGTAAAAAATCCAACAAAAGAAGATATTACAGTTCAACTTAAAGGAGTTAAATATACCGTTAAGGCACAAGATAGTCTTGAGGGTGTTCCTGAAGAACAGGCTGTATATTGGAAAAGACAACTACATAACTTTATAACACTTTCGGCGGAAAAGAAAGTCCAAGAAGTAAAAGAAGAAAAGGAAGAAATAAAAGAGGAAGTTAAAGAGGAAGTTAAAGAGGGAGAAGTAGAAGAGGAAAAAGAAGAAGTTAAAGAAGAGAAATCTGAAAAGAAATCTCTAAAAGAGAAGATTAAAAAAGTAATTACAGGATAAAACTATGAGTTTAAGTTACGAAATACAAACAAAATTAACACTGATGGGGTCAAAGACTTCTGCTGGTGTTACTACGGGCGAAACTCTTACAGATTACTATAACTTTGATGGAGATACTACTAAGTATTTTAGTACTGGTGGTATGTCAAGACTTGAATTTATTGGTATTTATACCGCAGGTGCGGGCGAAACAGCCAATTCTATTCAGTTAAAAGTAGAAGCTAGTGAAGATGGTGTAAATTGGTTCTCATTACTAAATGAATCTATTTCAGATGGAACATCTACATTGACAGAGAGAGAGTTTACTTTGACACAATATACCAATTATGGGACACTTGCTTATGATGCACAGTCAGCCAACTTTACAGCAGGACTTAAAGTAACTGGTGGCACATCAAGTGCAACTGGTTATATTGAATCAGATGTAGATGATGGTGCTACTGGAACTCTTACACTTTCAAATGTAAGTGGAACATTCCAAGATGGAGAAACTATTACAGATTCAAGCACAGGTTCGGCGACATCAAATGGTATATTGACATCAATAACCAAATTCGCACTACCATTAGATATTCAAAATAAGTATATTCGTGTTTCCGCAAAAGAAACGGGCAAGGCTTCTAATTTTGGAAATATCTATATGGAAGTAGAAGTAAGTGGTAGGTAATTAAAGGAGAATGCAAAAGCCCAAAACACAAGTTAAGCACGACAATCTTGTTGCCCAAATTTCTGTTTTGAAAGGAGAATTAAATACAGTTAATAAAGAATTAACTAACAAGATTAAAGAAAGAAACTCACTCAAAAATGAGTTGATTTCTGGTAGAAAAGAACTTGACAAGATTAAGGGTGAGTGTCATAAGATAGACAAACAATCAAAGGTTCGGGCAGAGGAACTTGATAACAAAGAACTATTATTGGAAAGTCGAGATAAAAAAATAATCAAAACAGAACTTGCTTTCATAAAAAAAATGAAAGTTGATAAGAAGAGTTTTGATGATAAAATCAGTCTTTATAGTAATACTGTTCTTGATTTACAAGGGAAAATACAGTTAAGGAAACAAGATTTAGAGATAGAAATAGATAATGTTAAACATTACACGGATTTATCCAAAGAATTAAAGAAAGAAGTTAATGTTCTTTCACAAGAGAGAAATATTTTAGAGAATGATATTCAAAAATTAAACAAACAAACGATAGAAGAATTATCTGATTTTGACGCACAATTAGAAAGAAGAGAAAACAAATTAAAAGAAATAGAAGAGAATATTTTAATAGAACAAGAAAAGATAAAATTACCGGAAAAGAGTATCAGAGAGAAAGAGAAAGAATTACAAAGAAAGAAAAAGAATTTAGATATAATAATTAGAAGATTTAATAAAAAATTTAAAGAGAAATTTCCTTTACAGGATTTAAAACTTTAATAAACCATTGTGAGCCAACTATTAAAACAAACACCAGGAATCGGCGGGTTAGATGAAATAACAGATGCAGAAGAACAATTTCTGCAAAATATATCAGGATTATCTTATTCTGCTGGTGATTTACTTTATCACAATGGAAGTGATTTGGTTAATTTAGGGATAGGAACACCTTCACAAGTTCTACAAACAAATGCAGAAGCAACAGCACCTGAATGGTCTGATAGTGGCGCAGCGGGTGAAGCTAATACAGCTTCTAATACAGGCACTCTTGGCACGGGTATATTCAAACAGAAAGTTGGTGTTGATTTAGAACTATATAAAATAGCTTCAGCAAATAATAGATTGACTGTTGCATTGTCTGGCACCGATTATCTTAATTTAACTTTAGTAGAAGCAAATATAGACCATGATGCATTAACTAATTTTGTTGCAGGAGAACACTTTTTACAATCTGCGATAACCACAGTTGGCATAATTGGAACTGGAGAGTGGCAGGGAACTGCAGTAGCAGATACTTATATTGCTTCGGCGGCAACTTGGAACGCTAAACAAGATGCTCTTCCTGTTGTAGATACACAGACAATAATCAAAGGTAGTGTTGATGCTACTAAACTTGTTAGATTTGAAGTAGATGGTCTTACAACTGCCACAACAAGAATACTAACCGTTCCTGACAAAGATATTACAATAGCAGATAATGCAGACTTACATAGTGCAGTGACAATAGGAACTGCTAATGGATTAAGTCTTTCTACTCAAGCTTTAAGTTTAGCGTTAGCAAGCACTAGTGCAACAGGGGCATTAAGTGATACTGATTGGAATACTTTTAATGATAAAGCAGAAGCTGACCAAACAATGTATATTGGAACTACTGGTGTAGCTATAAATAGAGCAAGTGCAGCATTGACATTAGCAGGTATTACTTTAACAACTCCTGATATTGGGACTCCAAGTGCTGGTAATTTAGCAAATTGCACATTTCCAACTCTTAATCAAAACACGACAGGAACAGCTGCAGGGTTATCATCTACATTAGCAATAGCAAGTGGTGGGACAGGTTCTACAACCCTAGCAGGAGCAAGTATTCCTACATACACAAGCACAAATACATTCACAAATAAAAGGATTACATCAAGAGTTGGAACAGTAGCAGATGCAGCGACAATAACTCCTGTAGGAGATAGTAATGATTTATATACTGTTACAGCATTAGCACAGGCAGCAACAATAGCAGCACCTAGTGGAACTCCTACAAACGGACAGAAACTAATTATAAGAATTAAAGACAATGGAACTACACGAAGTTTGACTTGGAATGCAATTTATAATGTTGTAGGAGTAACATTACCAACAGACACAACAGCAGGTAAAACTCATTATATTGGTTGTATGTACAATACTGCTAATACAAAATGGGATGTTTTGGCAATAACTGAGGAAGCATGATTATGATTGAAAACTTACTAAAAAACAAAACAGTGCTTGGTCGCTTAGAACAAGCAACCTCAAAACGAAAAGCCAAAATCAAATCTAAAGAATTGGCTAAATTTTCTATGAAATTTTCAGATTATTGGCATAAGGAAATTTGTATTTTAATTCCAATTATAGTCGTCTGGACTGTTTTATTAGTTATGATTTATTTTAAGATATAATGGCAAAAAAATGGATATGTAAAAAATGTGGGAAAGTTGAGTATTTGAAATACAAAACCTTTTGGTATAGAAAACATATTGGAACTGGTATGTGCCAGAGTTGTTCAAATCTTGGTAAAAGAGGGGGTTTTGCTAAGGGTTGTATCCCTTGGAATAAAGGTTTAATTGGTTTTTTGGGTGGTGATAAACATTATAACTGGCAGAATAAAAGAGATGAAAGAATTACTAATCATTATTTGAGAAATAATCGTGAAGCCAAGGATTGGAAAAGAAAAGTATTTGAAAGGGATGGTTTTAAATGTCTTGATTGTGGTTCTAATAAACAATTAAATGCACACCATATTACATCATTTAAAGAAGATGAAAACAGAAGATTTGAAATTAATAATGGAATTACTATTTGTAGTAAATGTCATAAAAAAACTTATTGCAAAGAAGAACAATTTGAAACAGTATATTATTCATTAATACCACAATATCATGGCTAATGTCGCATCAATAGACCTCGAACTTGATAGTTCACAATATCTTTCAAAGACAGATACGGCTTCTTTATCTATTATTGGGGATTTAACTTTAGAAATGTGGGTTAAATTTGAGAGTATAACGGGCACTAACAGATTAATATCAAAATATATTTATAATGCAAGTGATGATAGATCTTATGCTTTTGATAATAGTGCAGATACAATAAGACTTGTAATAAGTGATGATGGAATAGGAATAACTACAGTATCTGTTAGTTGGACACCTTCATTAGCTACTTGGTATCATATGGCAGTAACTTATGATGCAAGTGCTGGTAGTGCCACTTTTTATATCGATGGTGTTCAACAAGGGGCAACACAAACAGGATTGGATACAAGTATTTACGATGGAACAGCACCATTTGAAATAGGTGCAGTAGACAACGGAGGAACAATAAATTTTGACGGTCTTATAGACGAAGTCCGAGTATGGAGCGACATCAGAACAGCCACTGAAATATCAGATAATTATCAAAAAGAATTAACAGGAAGCGAAGCAAACCTTGTAGGATATTGGAAATTAAATAATGACCTTTTAGACGAAACTTCAAACAACAATGATTTAACGAATAATAATTCAGCGACATTTAGCACAGATGTTCCCTTTAGTGGAGCAGCATCAGGAAATTCTAACTTCTTCCAATTCTTTTAATATCTATTCAATTTATGAATTAAATTTCATTTACATTCAATTTATGCAAAAAGACATTAACAATTTAAAAATATCTATAATGAAGATAGAAACAAATTATGAGCACATCTTAGAGGCTTTAGATGATAACAAAGAGCAACACACAGAGATAATGCAGAAAATGGAAGACTGGATAAAGGCTTCTGAAAAGAAATTCGCAAGTAAATGGACAGAGAGAGTTTTGGTGTGGGCGGGAATGGCAATCGGTGGAACATTAATAGTAGCATTATTATCGTTGATTATTAAATAATGAATCAACAATAATTACATTATTAGAATTAATTATTAAGTAATATGAAAATTATATCAGAAGAAAATAAAGTTATCCTCCTAAAGAGAATAAAAAGTTTTGGATGGAGGATAGGTATGGTGGTAGTTGTAGCAGGACTTAACTTCGTGGCGGCGAACTTAAACCTATTTAATCTACCAACAGAAGTAATAGTAGTAGTATCTTTGGTTCTTTCAGAGATAACAAAACAACTAAATAAGTAGAAATACTTATTTTGCAACTAAATAAATAGTAATATTTATTTTGCAGTTGAATAAATAATTTATGGAAGATGAAAGAATAGAACAACAGAAATATAATCCAAGGGATTCTATTTCCCAATTAGAACAAAAGGTAGAAGACCTTACTAACAAACTAAATGAACAGTCTAGGGAGTTTGAGGAGTTTAAAAAATTATATGAGTTACACCAACATAATGGATATGATGATACAACTAGATTAAGTGGGACATTAGAAATAAAAGATGGTAATTTTATAAATTTAGGAAATACTTATAGAGCATCACTAAATCAGTGGGCAGGAACAGCATCAGAAGAGAATAAATTTATACTTGCAGTAGGAAATGATGGAACTACTGGATTTAGTAAATCAACTTCTAATACACAATTTGAAATAATAAACCAACCAGGAACTAACGGAAGTACAAATCAATCATTTATACAAGCATTTAGAAGTCCTGTATATGCTAACGAAGGAATAGCAATAACTTCTGGCTCAGCTACAGTAACAGATGGTTTCTTTACTTGGGATACTAATGAATTAGCAGGAGCTTATATAGCATTATTCGATACAGATGGTCACTTAAAAGAAACTTATACAATCTCATCTAATACAGCAAACGCTATAACAATGAGTAGTAATGCAACATTTACAGATTCAGATGCCTCTTATACAGTATTTATGCCAGTTTATTTTGGCTCAGCAGCATTTCCTTTTAGAAGACTTTATACAAGTGAAGGAACTGGAGGTGGTATAAGAATAGGTCAAGGACCGACTGCTGGAGGACAAAACGGATTATTATATATGGATTCTTCGGGAGATTTATATTGGAGGAATACAGGAGGGTCAGCAGTTAAATTAAATTAAAATTATGAATAAACCAATAACACAAGCATAACATGAAATTACAAATAGATTTATCAGGAAGAGCAGGATTAGCACCACATTATTGGGGTGATTTAGACTATTTCGATTCCCCTTGGAGAAGGATATTAGGTTCTGACGGTCAGATGGCTCAAGGATACTTTAATCCGACAATGAGATATGGGTATCTTGGTGCTGCCAGTAATACTTTCACTAATATAACAGCCGCCTCAGGACAACCTGCCAATAATTTTAGTTGCACTTCTTTATGTTCCACTAATGGTTATGCTTTATTTGGCGAGAAAGGACAAAAGATATATTATGGATATTGGAATGCTACAGATTTAACACTATCTTTAGACTTGGGAGCAGGTGCTATATTACACGATATGCAAATATACCAAATAAATGGTGTTGAAAAGATGTTTTATTCTTACGAAGATGCTTCTGGTAATTTAGAGGTCGGATATGCTGGGTCTGATAGATTGCTTACATCACCAAATAACGATTGGTTGACAACAGACGCCACTGGTAACTTTACAAGAACACTTACAAATAGGTCTTTTATGGAAGTCGCAGATGATGGTTTTATGTATTTGTTTGCAGATGGTGCTGTTCACAAAATTGATGGTAGAGGGGTAACAGGATTACCAGGAACTATTACAGAAGATATTTTGAAGTTTGCAGACAATTGGCAAATTACAGATGCTATAAACTATAGAGGTAATATTTATATAGCTATTAGACAGGATACTAAAAACCAACTTGGTAGACTTTCACAGAACTTTGTAAATAGTCCCAATATCGGTATATTTGTTTGGGATAAAATTTCAACTGTAGTGAGCATGAGAGATTATATTAAGATTCCAGGAATACAAGAGATAAGAAATATATATATTAGTCCGCAAGGTGATTTGAGAATAATGACAAGAACTACTAATAAATATTCACAAATAAGAAGTTTTACAGGTTCATCTTTCAAAGTTATACAAGACTTAGGTTATTATGCTTCCCCTTTCTATCCAGATGCTGTTACCACTTATGATTTATTAACTATTTGGTTGAGCAGAAGTGGAACAATTTATGCACACGGACAACTATCGGGTCAAGATAAAGAAGCATTGTATTTTTTAGGGCAAGCTATCCCTCTTACGGGTTATAATCGAATGAATACAGGTGCTATAGTAAGTTCAAATATACCTAGTGAAAATATTGTATTTTCTTATCAAGATGATAGTGATGTTTATCAGATAAAGAGATTTAAACTTCGTAGTGGTACACAACACAAAGGTAATGTATTTACATTAGTAAAGATGTTACCAACCATGTCTACTGTAAATTATATAGATATATACTGTTTACCACATGGTAGTGGAGCAGGAACTGTTGCAACAATTAAGCCTTATTTTAATCAATCATCTACTGCTTGGGCTTCTAAAGCAATAACAGGAGCTGAAAGTGCGAGAGGATATTATAGAATAGATGTAGATAAGCCTTATATAAATGCAGTTCAGTTAGAGATAGAATTTGCGGAAGTTGCAATAAGTAATAATAACTTTGCACCATCTTATGCTATCATAGATTATACACCAACCAAAACAAAGGGATAGTATATTTGATACTACAAATGTTTGAAGTATCAACCATTTGACTTTTACCATTTAATATGTTATATTATAAACAATTATGTCATTAACAACCGCAACAATTCAAACAATTACAAATTCTATTATAGGTGATGATAGCACTGACCGCATTTCTGCTGCCGAAAGACTGGAAGCAATGTCAGAAGCTACAGTCTGGGTGCAAGAGGAATTAGGTAATGACCTACAAAACTATACACAAGAGATAGAGTATTTTGATACTGTAAATTATTATAAAGTAACTACTGATATTGCAGATTTGTTAGAAGGGGGCGATTTAAGGCGTTCTAAAGACGAACAGGATAAATCATTCACACACAAGTCTTCTCGTGAATTAGCGGAAGAAATAGGGCAAGGTTCAGGTGAATCTTCTTGGACTATTGAGAGAAGGGATACTGATACCTTTGTGGGTATAAATCACGGTTCTAAATATACTGCTAATATAATAGAGAATTGTGATTCTTTAACTAATAGTGGAACGTGGGCGGTAGATGCAACCAATTCTGATGCTAAAAATCTTACTTTAGATGAAGAAGAGTTTAAGACTGGCACGGGTTCATTTAACTTTGATTTAGATGTAAGTCAATCAGCAAATCACTATGCTACTATCCAAAATACGACAATGACGGCAGTAAATCTTACTGAATATGAAGATATTTCTTCTTGGTTATTTCAAGTTTATATTCCTGACTCTACTTATACTACTTCATTTACTCTTTACTGGGGAGATGACACTTCTAATTATTGGTCAGCTACAGCTACCACAGATATAGATGGTTCTGCTTGGGCGGACGGTTGGAATAGGGTTAAGATAAAATGGGAAGATGCCACAAAGACAGGGACTCCTGCGGTAGCAAGTATGAATTATGTTGGTATTAAAATGATTTACAACTCCTCACAGGGAGATGATACTGATTATAGAATAGATGATTTGATACTATGTCGCCCAGAGAAACTTATATTTCATTATATAACTTGGAAACTTGGTGTAGATGATTCAGGTGACGATGTATTTGTTTTTGGAGCAACAACAGATGTCCCTTACTTTTCAGGTATGTATGACCAACTTAAATATCCAGTAGCACATAAAGCGGCATCTCTTTTATTCAGAGCATTAAGATTAAAGAATGAAGCCGATGAAGAAGAAGACGAAGCATATAAATCACTAAAGAAGATTAAAAGACTAATACCATCATCTAAAACCAAAGAAGTTAAAAGCTTTAAGATTTTAGGCAACAATTTAAATAAATAATATGGACAAAGATAAAATAGCACAAATGCAAGACACTCTTGCTGGAATGAAAACAAAAGCAGAAGGAGTAAAGTCTGGTTTAGTTGATGTGGGTAAAACTACTTCTCACTCCACACAACAAAGTGTTTTAGATGTTTTAACTAAAAAAATGTTAGGTGATGGTGGGGCGGTTTCTTCTGCTGATACGGGTATTGACAAGTTTTTAAGAGAAACAAAGGCTTCTGCCGAGGCTTTAAGAGAATCCAGTGCATCAAGAATAGAGATGGAAGCCGAAGAACAAGCTGGTTTAATTAGCAAAGCAGGTGAACAAAGATTAACTTCTGCCCAAGAAAGGAGAGGTGCTATGGGTTTCAATCCCGCCGCACTTAAAGCAATTCAAGACAGCACTAAACAACAACTTGCCGACCTAGATAAAAGAAAAGACCAAGCTCTTTTAGAGAACAATACAGCTTTGCACGACAAATATACTAACCTACAATTAAAGGCTTATGAGTTCCAACAAAAAGCAGAACAACAACAGTTTAGTAATATGTTGGGGATAGGAAGATTGGTGGCTGATATTGGTAAAGAAGAAAGAATGGAGAGTCAGTTTACACAAAATCTTAATTTACAAAAAGAACAATTAGAAAGAAATAAACAGAGTGATATGGCTGATATTTATTTGGAATATGGTTTAACTCCACAGGAGGGCGACACATTGGGAGACGTTGTTAAACGAGCACAACCCAAAGCGGATGCCAAAAGGAGAGCCGAATTAGCAAAATTACTTAAAAACACGGAGGAAACTGAAGTTGAAGTTAATTTAAGTTCTCGTATAGAAGAATTTATGACAGTTCCAGATGAGGATGGTAATGTAATGACGGCTTCTGAAGCAGCAGAAATGGCAGTTGCTTATATGGAAGGTCTCGGTTTGAAAGCAACAGTATCAGATTTAACACGTTTTCAAATACAAGCGGTAAATATACAAGCTCGTCTAGATGCTGAAGCGAAACAAAGAGAAGCCGAACAAAAATTAAAGGTTGCAGAAGTAGAAAAGAGTGCTACTTTCTGGGAAGATGTCGGTGGTTACTTTGATTCCCAAAAAGCCAAAGATAAAACAGGACAAACACAAAATTTTAGTGAATGGTTGTCTGAAGCATCCGAGATAAAAACTCCTGTTGATAGTGCGGCTAAATTCTTTAGTAATATATTTTCAACAGAATAATCTATGGATATAGAAAATCGTTTCAAAAGAATAGATACTATAAAAGAACAAATCAATAGAAGGATAGATACCAAATTAGGTTCTCGATTACAACGATTAGATAAAAGATTGGTGCAGATGGGAGTAAAAGAACCTGATTTAGACACTTCTTATGGTTTATATGACATTTCTGTAAAAAGTGGTCTTAAACCACAGGCTGATAAAATTCTTAAAGCCCACGCAGGAGAACACCCTAGAGAGTTCTGGTCTGGTGGATTTATTAGTGATACTTTTGATACCCTAAATGCTTTGCAATATGGGGTTGTTGGTGTGCTTAAAGGTAAGAGTTTTAATGAGGGTGTTTTATCAAGAGAATCATTTACTGATAAAGATTCTTTAGGGCAGTATGGGTTGGCTGGTATTGTTGGAGGTTTGGCTTTAGATATTGCTTTTGACCCACTTACTTATGTAGCACCTTGGACTATTTTGAAAAAAGTGCCTGGTCTTACTAAAGGATTAAAGGCTACAAAAGAATGGACTTTTGGGAAGATGGCAACAGAGATGGTAAGCGAGGGAAAAACTTACCAAAAATTAACTGGGGGGACTAAAATTGGTAGACATTTAGCCGAGAAGTTTAAGTATGCTTTTGGTCAAGACCCTGTTTATAAGGCAATGGCAAAACAGAAAGATATAAGTGTGGGTATCGCTACTAATAAAGTAATTAAAATGGGGCAAAGTTTGCATAAAGTTCCAAATGAGGAACTTGTTAAGAAAGTTATTACAAAAGATGAATTTGGTGCATTTATAAGAAAACCAATTAAACAATTACAAGAAGAATTATCTCCTGAAGATTTCAAACAAGTTGGTGAATCAATGTCTTTTTTTGATACAGAATTAAAGAAAGTAGGGCGAGAGATGGTTGATTTGGGTTTGTTAGATAAGAGAACTTTTGAGAAAAACTTTGATTCATTTCTATCACAATATTATATGCACTATGACGAGGTTGGAAGTAAAATTATGGCTTCTACCAAAGCGGGTATTAAAGGTGGGCGGAAAAGATTGTCCCACGAAGAAGTTATTAAAAATTATGTATCTCATTTAGGAGATGAAGCAAAGAAATTACACCCTGAATTATATGATAAAATGGGTAAGTTGTCTATTAAGAAACTTGAAGAAACCAATCCAGAGAAATTTGCTGAATTAGCTAAGAAAGGTAGAGAAGCAATGCAAGAAGTTTTGGGTGGTATTGAAAGTCCTGCTTATCTTTTAACAAAGACTTTGACCAAAATGATATATGATGTGGAAAATGCTAAATTTTTTCAGAAAATTAATAAATCTTACGGTTCAGATATTGCACAAGAAGGATTAAAACAATTACCAAAGGGCAATAGACTTGATATAAACAAAGCTAAAAGGATAGAAGTTGGTGCAGGGATTAAGGATATAAATAAAACTATTGGTAAAGAAATAAAGAATTTACAAAATACATTTAAAGGTGATAAGAAGATACTTAAACAAATAGATAGTTTAGACAAAGATGTTCTTAAGATGTCAGACGATTTAACTGATGATTTGGGTAGATTTATTTCAGATATAAAACATCCTATTAAAGGGGTTTCTATTACTGCACGCAAACTTGGTATAATTCCTGAAAGACTTAATAATATCGCAAACCAAATAAAGAAATTCACAGATTATGATACTATGCTTAAATCAAAATCTGGTATTGCTTTGGAGAAGTTAGAAATGGGTGGAGATTTGCAACGACATGGTTATAAATCTATGAGAGAATTTTTTGATAATGTTAAGAAACCATTTAAGAAAGGAAAAGAAGAATTGATAGATGATGCAACTAAGATAAGAGGAGAACAATTAGTTAAATTACAATCCAAAGTAGAAAAAACTAGAGATAAATTATCTAAAATTAAGGATATTGATAAGAAATCTTTAGACAATTCGTTTATTCATTTAGAAAAGAAAATAAATGATTTAAGATTTTATAAGGAAGATTTGGTAGAAGATTTGGGGAAACTTCGTTTAGGTAATCTTGCTGGTAAATATGTGCCAGAGAGTATTTATAATGACTTAACAGAAATGGGTAAAATAACTGACCCTAATTTTGGTCAGAAGTTAATGGCAAAATTTAAGTATGGTCATGTTATTCTTAATCCTGCCACACAAATAAGAAATATAGTATCGAATAGGCTACTTAACTGGTGGAAATTAGGTATCGGTCCTTGGAGAGTTGATATAGACTTAAAGGTTATTAAAGCGATGAAAGAGGGTGTGGGAAATAAATATATTAAACTTGCAACAAAAGAGGGTTGGGGAATAGACACCATGGTATCTCAAGAAATTAGAAACTTTGCCGACCCACTTCAAAGATTAAGTTGGGGTAAAGGTGGATTAAATACAGGAAAAAAGATTCTAAATAAGTTTGCTGATTTATATCAAGGTTCAGAAAACTATGCTAAATTATCTGCTTTTATATATAAAGTAGATAAAGGTATTAGTCCCGCAGAAGCATGGAAATTCGCAGAAAGTGCTACCTTTAATTATTCAGAAGTAACACCCTTTATAAGACAATTAAGAACTTCTGCTTTTGGTTTCCCATTTATTACTTTTACAACTAAAGCGACACCGATTGCTATTGAAACTGCATTCAAAGCACCACATAGAATATCTGCTATTGGTAAAGTAAAAAATACTATTGAAAATCAAGCTGATATAAAAATAACAAAAAGAGAACGTGCGGCGGAAGCTCCTTGGATTAAGGATGGTTTTTATATTAAATTACCACACAAGGATTCTGACGGCAGGTCTATGTATTTTGATTTAACTTATATACTTCCTTTTGGAGATTTGATGTCGGGTGAATTTTTCCAAAGAAGCGTTGTTAAGCAAACAGGAACGGTTGAGCCTTGGTTTTTAGGAGTTGCGGGAAAAAGTCCGTTCATCAATGCTGTAAAAGAACTATCAAGAAATCAAGACTTCTCTGGAAGAAGAATATGGAAAGACTCAGATTCTACTGCTGGGGTGGGTGCAAATATAATGAGATATTTAACAAAGGTGATGATGCCTCCTGTAATTGCTGACCAAATACCTGGTGGTTTTAATGATAAAGGTGTCCAAGCAGAAGCTGGTTTTAAGCGAGCCATTGGTGAAAAAGAAGGGACACAACAAAGAAATCTAATGCAAGAAATGTTAAAACATGTAGGGGTTAAAATTCAACCTATAGATGTTGGGATAGCAGAATCAATGCAAGATTGGAATATAAAAAAAGGATTAAGAACGATGTTAAAAGACAATACTGTGGTTAAAGATTTCTCTTCTACTTATATTCCTAAATAATCTAAAACAGTTATGTTTTATAACTCAAAACAGTTATATTTTATAACCTAAAATAGCCCCAGCACGGGACTATTGTTGGAAAGAGGATGCACCCTACCAGTTAGGGTGTTTTTTTCATTCTGGGGCATTTTTGATTTCAGATGAGCCTTATTTAGAGCCATATATTAGGGGGGCTACTTTTCTCTATTTTATTTCCTCCCTCCGTTTTTCTCCTTATTTCTCCCTGTGGGCGATTAACTGTGCCACCCTCTTTTTACAGGCTTTAAGAGTTAGATATAGTTTGGGTAATAGTCGCCCCGATTCTAGGCGAATTTGAAATCCATATTTTTTCTTGATACAAGTCATTTTTTACTGATTGAAATTAACGCCAAAACTCTCTGTCTTTTTATGACAATCTCGACATAAGGTTTGACCATTATCTAGATTCCACAATTCTGCACAATTGATTGCTTCTTGATATGTTTTGATATCATTATCTCCCATTATAGATGAAAAAGATTTTATGTGGTGGGCATTTAATATTATTCTCTCCTTCGTTTCTTTATTCCAACCACCTCTTTTATTACACATTTGGCATGTAAAATTGTCTCTAACAAAAATATTCATTCTCCACATTTTATATTCTACCAAACTTTTTACATGTTTGTTTATGGGGGTTATTCCACCTTTCCAAAATGTGCATTTTTCACCTCTGTGTGCATCACCAATCTTTCTTCTTGCTTCCTCTGAAAACTGTTTTCCTTTATTTGCTTCACTAATTTTTCTGCGATGTTCTTCTGACTGTCTCCCTGATTTTTTTCTGTTTGGAAATTTAATCTTACCAATTAAACCCCTATTCCATGGCTTGAATCCTTTAATGAATTGTCCTTTTTTGTTTCTCATTGATTTATGTTATATAATAACACAAATCATAAGAAAAAGCAACCCCTAACCCTGTTTGTATTTTTTGCAAGTCAAATTATTGTTTTATAATAATGAATTGTTAGTGAAAGGGAATATCCAAATAGTTCAATTTGTATTCCCCCAACAAGAATGGTTTGTCCATTTAAGTATTCAATATTCAATCCAAATAAAGGCACGTGGTAAAGAGGATGACTATACTTGAAAGGAATTACCTTTCCTAATTTGATAATTCCGCTTGCACTTTTCCGCCAACATTGGGCACTTTCTATATAGAAGTATAATTTATTTTTTATTATTTTTATTGTTTTAATCATTGTTTTATTATCCACTTTAATAATTCTTCTTTTTCTTTTCCTCTTCTATAATCATTCTTATCTACTAGTTTATCAAAGTATTTTCTTATATATGGGGCGGAATAAAACCTACCTCTAATAGTCTTGATAAAACAAACCAATGATGAAAGTCTTGGATTATCCAAAGTTATTTTATTAAATTCTATTCGCATGTTTATCTCTGTGTAAACTTTATCTCTGTGTAAACTTTATCTCTGTGTAAACTTTATCTCTGAGTAAACTTTATCTCTGTGTAAACTTTATCTCTGAGTAAACTTTATCTCTGAGTAAACTTTATCTCTGAGTAAACTTTATCTCTGAGTAAACTTTATCTCTGAGTAAACTTTATCTCTGA